GAGTAGAGCTTTCAACTAAACTGGCTCTCGTTTGGCGAACAAATTTTGCCTTCGCTTGTAGCTCAAGAATTGTGCGCGCGCCCGAGTAGGACAATCCAGATGTAATTCCATTTTTTAAATCCTCTAGTATTCCTTCGACTGGCCCTTTATAGGGGATCAAAGTAGAAACGCCCTCGTTGGAAGAAAACTTTCCGCGCCAGTCTAGCTGGGCTTCTTTGCTGGCCATCCCTCGATACTCTTTACGCACCCCTTTCAAAGTAATTATCTTTTCTCCCGGTGATTCATCGGTTCCCGCTAGCATCGAGCCTAGCATCACAAAATCTGCACCGGCCGCAAACGCCTTCACAATGTCGCCGCTTGTCCTTATGCCGCCGTCTGCGATGATTTTAGTTGTGCGATCTGTCTTAGCACACTCAAAGAGTGTTTGCAAGCCGGGCATCCCATGGCCAGTTTGAATCCTGGTAGAACAAATCGAGCCACCGCCGATGTTACAGCGGATGCTATCTGCCCCCCAGCCTGCTAGATCATTAAAAGCTTCTAGCGTCGCGACGTTCCCAGCCATGAGATGCACGCTATCGTTCAACAACTCCTTAATAGATTTGATAGCACGCTCCACTAATTTGTGGTGGCCGTGAGCTACATCCACACACAAAATTTTTGCACCATGGTGAGCCAGCCGCGAGGCTCGTTTCAGGTAGTCGCCGGTGACACCCACTGCTGCACCAATTGTTTCAACCTTTTCCCACGCATTCTTGACTATCTTACATTGTTCTTCAATTGAATTGTAGCGGTGAATAATCCCTAGGCCTCCCGCTTGGGCCATGGCGATGGCCATGTCAGGGCCCGTCACTGTGTCCATGGGAGAAGAAATGATAGGGAGATCTAATTTTATTCTAGGTGCGTCTCCTAAAAAGTTTCCAATATAAATCTCTTTTCGGCTCTCCACATCTGAGTATTGAGGTGTTAATAAAACATCATCATATGTAAGGGCTTCTTTAAATTTCTCCATTAGCACACTCCCAGTTTTCTTGTATTAATTTTAACGGCACAGTGGTTGCTCGACTATCGCCAGTAAATAAGACTGTCGCCCATTCGCGGTCATATTCAGGGTCCCGCGCGTCTCTATCAAGAACAACGTCTATGATCAGAGCAGTCGAATCATTTCTTTTGTGTTTTATTAAATCACCGGCTCTCATTGTTCTCCAGATCTTCAATCATTCTATCAAGATACCATCGAGCCTTCTTTAGGTCTTGGAGAGCTTTCCCTTTGTATTTGTGCCGAGACACATACTTGATGACATTCCCTTCGGCATACTCCATCTTCCACGATTTAATATATTCAAAAGTTTCAATGGCTTGTTCGCCTTTCCAATTGATATTATAGTGTTTTGGGTGATTAACGTTGTCGCTCATTCTCTCTCTTTTGTTTAATTTAACAGGGGTTACTAGCAAAATATAAGATGGCGCTGAGAAGCCCCACGCTTACTATGAAAAGTGCTACCGCTATTCTTTCTTCTCTTAAAAATTTCATTTTTTATTCTCCAAGTGCTCTTTAAAGTTTTGAACTATCTCAACCGCTTTGTCCCAACATGCTGGGCAGTAAAGACGTACGGTTTCTTCTTCGTCGCGCACCACCACACTCCACGTCATGACTTGCTCTTTGTTCATTTTATCAAATCTTTTCTCGCATGTTAAGCATTTATCCCCAAGTTTCCCAAACAAAGCAACTTTAGTTGCCACTTCTTGCTCGGCGTTCTTTTTTGCTTGTTGTGCTTTTTTTCTTCGTAATTTTCTTTCTAATGACATTATTTATCTCCGGTAGATCCAAAGCCACCATCACCGCGTTTTGAGTGAAAGTTTAAAAACTGATCGGTCTCGACTTCTTCAACTCCACAATGAATAATAGGAATCATAACTGCTTGTGCAATTTTATCACCCTCTTTCATCACTTGTGTCTCTGCGCCAATGTTGTGTAAGTTGATGTAGACTTCTCCGTTATAACCTGGGTCAATGACGCAAGCGCCTACTAATAATTGTTTTTTATAAGCTATACCTGATTTATTTTTAATTTCAAGCATATATCCGTATGGTATTTCTACTTTAATTCCGGTGGGAATAAGGCGCGAAGCTTTAGGCGGAATGTGAAAATTTTGAGTATTGTATAATTTTTTATCATCATTCGGACAGTAATATAAATCCAGGCCAGCGTCAAGTTGGTGTGCCCGCGTAGGTAACTTTGCTTTTGGTCTAATTCTATAAACTTTTAGTTTCATTTTTTTCTCCTATCCGGAATTTCTTGTGACGCCAAGCTTTACATATTATCTTTGTGCACAAACTAAATGATCCATCTACAGTAATTTCTTATATTGATTTTATTTGACCTTGAATATTAAATGTGAAGCGTGGATGGCCATTAAGATAAATTACATTTTTTTCAATAAGTTGTGTATTGGGCGGCAGATTAACAAAAAAATTAGATGGATAGTTTTTATTCCATTTCCATTCGCTAGCAGGTATAATTTCTACAGAAACGATAATTGACTTTAGATTCTTTTCAAAAGTTTTCTTTATGTTATATTGCGAAGGTGTCATGTTGCTCGTAGCTAGTAGTAATAAAACTGTAATTATATTCATTTTTATCCTAACATCCTAAAGTTATATTTAATTGATCTCGTGCTAAATCCCCACTCTTCATCATAATCTAATTTACTCATGTAGGGGTGGTTTAAATAAATTTCATCTCGTTGCGGATCGACTCCCCAACATTTAATGGAATGGAGAGTTGAGGTGCTATCAATCACTCTTACAATCCAATATGTTCTATTGTTCTTTGTTTTCTTTGAAATAACTTCTCTGGGAATAAACCAGGCCACTCCTAAGTTATTGTCCCACTCTCCCAGCGGAGGAACACTATAATATTCTAGTCTTTCTTTGATTTCGCTATTTAAAACTAGATGCATAGGGAATATTCCGGTTAAAGATACGATATTATTAATCTCTTCTTCTTTAGTGAACTCGCCTTCGAGCTTGTACATCTCAATGTTTTCATTAAGCTTTTTAGTACTCTTCGGTCGGTCAACCACCGCCGCAGACCAAAAGTGCTTGAGCCCCGCAAACCTATCATCTACTAAGCAGTTTAATGCTCGGCTTCGAGCTAGTACGTCTAAGGCTTTCTTGTTTAATTTGCTGTAAACTATATCTTCACTGAAGAGAAAGTCTTCAATTACGTTGAACGGACGGTTGTTCATAATCTGTTCAATGGCCTTTTCACCGAGCCCCTTCAACGACGTGAGGGGTTGAATTAATGTCTTATTGTCATCAGCTATCTCCCAAACAAAGCCAGAATTGTTAACGTCTACTGACTGAATATTGAACTTAAATTTTTTAGCCAAATTGATTGCTTTTTCTTTTCTACTCTCCGGTTCTTTATCGAGGAATGCTGCCATCCATTCCGAAGGGTAATAGTTAAAAAGCCATGCACACTGGTAAGAAAGAATGGAATAAGAAACGGCATGCGATTTATTAAAACCATAACCTGAAAAATATTCAAACTTTTTCCACAAGGAGTTGGCTGCTTTCTCAGTCATCTCGTGTTCGAGGCAACCGGCAACAAACTTAACTTTAATGGCATTCTTTTCCTTGGCTACTTCTCCCGTTCCTTTTTTGGTGAGAAGCTTGCGGAGCTTGTTCCCTTCATCTAAACTAATATCCTTCCCCAGCCTGTGTGCCAAAAGCGCAATCTGTTCCTGAAAGATTAAGAAACCATAAGTTTCTTTGGTAACTTCTTTTACTATGTCGTTTTCATATCTGATCTTGCCTGGGTTTTCTTTGGCCTCTACATACAGCTTGTCTACCTCGGCCCCCAGGGGCCCGGGACGATAAATAGAAGTGATCGCAGCAATATTAATTATGTTCTTTGGTTGCGCCTTCTTACAAAACTTCTGGGCGCCCGTTTCTGTAAACTGGAATATGCCAGCCCACTTCCCCTTGTGGAAAATGTTCTTGTAAACCTTGTCATCGTTCAGGTTAATCTTGTCGGGGTGGAGATTCTCGTTATAATAATCTTGGATCTCTTTAAACGTAGGATTCTCCACGCCGTGATGTCTCTTAAGGATGTGGCCGATGGCACATTCAATCATCTTTAAAGTTGAGAGTCCAAGGATATCAAATTTGATAAAACCCATTGGCTCTAAGTGCCGAACATTTTGACCTTCTGACCAAGGAGTTTGCGTTATTCCGCCACTATTGATCAGTGGCATATATTTATCTAGGTCCTCGCCAATTACCACACCTCCTGCATGTCTAGACACTGAGCGTGTTTGTCCATATAAGACATTAATATGATTAGCAATTTGAGGATGTTTCGCCAAGAAGTTTTTAAGCGAGTCGGAATATTCCATCACTTCTTCGAAGGTTGGTACATATACTCCTGATTTTATGCCGCGTTTCTTTTTGGCAATGGGGGTGGCTTCTTTCATCATTCGTGATGTGATGGGGTTAACTTCTGTGAAGGGCACCCCGTAAAACTTTGAAATATCTTTTATCAAAGATCGGAGCTGCAAAGTGTTAAAGTTAGAAATTGGAACCACAGTACTGCGCCCCCATTCTTTAATTAGTAATTCTTTCAGCTCCATCGGTTCCGAAACGTCATAATCAATATCTGGATAATCTTTTGTGTCTTTCCTTAAAAACCTGGAGAACAAAAGATTGTATTTAATCGGATTTACTTGTGTAATCCCTAAAGCGTACGCAACTAGAGAGCCGGCCGCTGAGCCGCGGCCAGGTCCGGTAAGCTGAATTGAATTAGCTTTGTTAGCGATTGCATGCATGGTCAAAAAGTATTTGCTAAATCCTCTATCTTCAATAACTTGTAGCTCTTCTTGTAGTCTGTCTGTATATTCTTTGTTCGTGTGTAGGCCTAATACTCTGAGGCCGTCGAAGCATAGCTGTGAGAGCGCCTGAGAGGCACTAAAACCGGCCGGGACAACAAAATCCGGGAGTCGGACCGTATTGTCTGGTAGGAACGATTCTATGCGGTTGTGAGCGATTTTATGGGTTTCTATGAGAGAGGACATAATCAACTCGTCATCGTATTCTTCGCCACATTCTTCGGAGTATCGTTTATAGGATTCCCACATCTGATTACCATTCTTAGGATAAAGTTCATATCCTATTTCTTCAACATTAATTGGTAGCTCGGACGTCATCCATTTTGGGCTCCCCCCTTTTCCTAGCCAGCCAAGTCTTTTATAAAGTTCCCTATCTTTCCAGGCCTTTTCAGAAGGATAATGACTGTCAGCCGTAGAGATTAAGCTGAAGCCATATTTCTCTGAAAGCTGGATGATATATTTGTTTAGTTCGTGCTGCTCAGGGATACTATTCCATTGAAGTTCTCCATACCAGCGATCTCCAAATATGGACATCATTTTCTCGGTGGTTTCTTCCATCGCGGCGAAAACCGCTTCCTTGCCCTTTTCTCTGTGTTCCCAATAATTTCCAGCATATATACCGCCTAGGCATGCGCTAGCAGCAATTACTCCTTCGTTGTATTTTCTGAGCATTTTATAATCTACGCGAGGGAAACGATAAAAGTTTTCTTTAGAATAAGACTTTGAAACCATCTTGAAGATATTGTTGAGACCAGTTTGGTTCTGAGCCAAGAGGATCAAATGGCGCCTCCGGTTTAAGATGCTCTTCACTGCCTTTTTAGATGCGCCCTCGTCTTCGATGGTGGTTGCTGATCTTGAATCATCCAAGCCTCTCTTTTCTTTTTTATCGGCTTTCGCTTTTTCGTACTCCTCGCGCCATTTCGATAAACTAGGAAGAAAATAGGCTTCGACACCAAATATTGGTTTAAAGTTTTTGTTTTCTTTTTGCATTTCTTTTGCATGAAGTACTTGATATGCTAAACCATTCATATTGCCGTGATCAGTGAGCGCAAGCGCGTCTGAACCATTTTGATATGCGAACTCCATATGTTCTTTGGGATATCCCAATCCATCGAAGGGGCTTCCTATCCCGCTATGCGCGTGTAGCCCAACAAATGGTATGTTACTTTTAATCATTAAATTTTTCTTTCATCTTTTCATAATGGGTGATTATCTCACCCTTGGAGAGACTCGGCGTTCCTGCCGTGTCCCATTTAGAATTTGCGCGTTTCGTGTCGACGCTCGGATTCCACCAAGTATCCCACATTCTACGGAAAATGTCAACAACTTTATTATCATGCGCTTTTATAAACAAATTGCCCTCCAGGGCCGCGGACTTATAATCTAACGTAATTTTACCTGCTTGGGCGCCTGCACGGCGAATTATAAAGTCAGGACGCGTCTTCCAATTGATGTCTCGCTTCACTCGTTTGACCTTGTGATGGCGAAAAAGAAGAGGGTGTCGTTTGCGCAGCTTAAGTAGTGACTCGTAATCTTTAATCGAAATCGGGGTGGAGACGACTTCTTCTTGTCCGTAGTGGATCGGAAATTCTATGGAAACTAGCGCTTCCGAAATTTCGCAATCTTTGCTCTCACTCAAAAAGGAGAAGTCGGGGTGTGCTTTGGGCTCTACTATTCTTTCTCGCTCTACCCCCTTGCGTTCCCAGACTTGAAACACGCAGGGTACCTCATAAGGAGAGCCATCCGGCAACTCAAAGGACTCCATAGGGAGGACGATTTCCTCCGCCTGGTGAAATTCAGCCGGAAGTTGATTTATCGTTGTGGTCTTGCGGAATGTGCGTGGTAGCACAAAGGCAATCGTCTGGGCAAATTTGGCGGCATGAGTAAAGAATCGTTTGGCCAAACTACTGTTCTTACCAAAAGGAGGGTTTCCTACAACTAAATAAGTCTTGGCAGGATCCGCTTCATATTCAAAAAAGTCCAGCGTAGCGATTTCTCCTCCGGGAAAAGCAGGCTCTAGGTCGTATCCTTCTCGCTGCGCGGTGGGCAACAAATCAAAGAAGGCACCCGAGCCTGCGCTGGGCTCAAGGAGAACGTCATAGCGGCTTAAGTCGAGAGAGTCTAGGCACCGCTGTGCAATCGTTCTTTTGGTATAAAACTTATCGAGCCTAGGCAAAGAGCACCTCTCTTTGACCCTTGGGGATCGAACATGAAGGGTGTTGTTGCACTAAGTCGGATCCTTCCATAAACTTTATGCGCGTGTGGGGAAAGTCTATAATATCACAACAAATATAGATTAACTTCGAAGCCTTTTGGTGTGCTATAGCTTCGTTAAACTTTCTCCCTGCGCCCATCTGGTTTGAGGGCATAAATTTGAGTCCATTTTTTGTAAAATTCTTTGCATCATATTCGCGCCCCTGTACGTCAATGTGATCGTGATCCTTGTTCCCCTCGATTCGTGTCAACTCGGGAAACCAATGAGTAAGCTGCTCTTCCAGAAAGAAGGAGGCGACACGCCCATCCTTATAAAATTCCAAGATGCGATCAGAGGGAATGTCGCCAAATGATACATTTTTAATCTTAAAATTATATGTCTTGTTCAACTCAATCTTGTTCATTATCTACTCCAATCAAATTCCACTCATGATATCCTAACACATTATTTGGTGGTCTGTCAAGTTTATTCTTACTTCCTAAATAATTTTTTAAGTTAGCCCAGCTATCAATATTGTAATACCAGGGAACATCAAGAACTTTTGCTTCTTCCATTGTAACATATGTAAATATTTTGTCAAGCTCGAAAAAGCGTGCGGACCATCTTTTTTCTATAGGAATTCTTTCTTTGGCATCGTAATCTGGAAATTCACCAGTCCCTTCTTTTCTAATAATTCTACGTGCTTTTTTGATATCTTCTGCGTCAAAAGTAAATCCGAGGTATTCATTATTTTTTATATTTTTATCTTTATAAGAAATGTAAAATGGTTTTTTACTTGATATATTTTTTCTATAAGGAATTACTAATTCAGGATCATATACCCCGTATGGGAAAGCAGTATAATATCGATCCGGTACCACCCACTTGCTGATGGTTTTGCTTAGCCAATAGGCCGTCAAGGCTCCATACAAGACGCTCCACCCTAGACAATCTCTTTTGTCCCTGTCGCGTGGATGTATCGGTACATAATAAATTGGAATTACTCGCTCATGTTCTGTCGGAAAGGCCTTGCGTGTTAAATTAAAACGAAGAGGATCTTGCGCGTAATCACCCAGCCGATAGCGTATCAAAGGTTGCATATCATCATGGCAAACAATCCAGATGGTCTCGCACCCAGCGCACACACACTCCCAAACTGCACGCTCAACTGCTAGGTAATTTTTGCCAATTGGCTGCAAACAATCGTGCCATGGAAAATTAAAATCTAAATTTTGGCCTGCAACCGGAACGATTCCAGCTAAATGAAAACTATTATTATTTTGAGGACCCTTTTCAATCACACTCCCACCTGCAATAATTTATTAATTTTGCTCAGGTCCGGGTGTGTAACTTTATTTCCATCAATTTTATATTTAAATTTAATCTGCGGTGAATCTTCATATGAATTCATTTTAGCTTTTCTAATCTCTCTTTTTTTTACTTCTACTTTCAAAGCATAATTCGTGGCGCCGCTTTTGGTGCCTTTTATCCCTAAATCTTTTAGTATTTTCATTACTTTAAACTTCGCATAAGTATCGGAGTATTCAAAATCATTTAGCTGTTCTTTGTCAAGGTACGATATTACAACCATGTCTTTAATATCTGGGTGATGACCATCGATACGATCCGTCGGGTAAAAATGAATCTTATTTACAAACTTGTCTGGTGTGTTTAGGAAAATATGTTCATGCTTTTCGCAAGAATGATTCGCCATCCAATCTAAAACAATAAACTCTTCATTCTCTTTTGTAGGAAGGGGTAAGCCACTCACATTTTCATCATCAAAAATTATTAGCTTTCCATATCCCAGTTTAAGAGTGCGCGCGCCCAGTGTGGAAATATTTATTTCGTTCTCTTTTATTCGGACGATTCGAGTTTTGTCTCCCGTTAAATTTAGACCTGAAGTTGAAAGAACAAAAAATAGTTTATTCCAAAGCTCTAAAGCATTAGATGACTTAAAAGACTCAAAACGATGTGGAGGTAGTATCTTGTTAATCACGAGAGGTAGTTCTTTCAAATAGGAATACAGCAGCGCGTGCAAATTACCCCCTATTACAATTTTCTCGCATTTGCGTTCTGGTATTTTAATTAACACTCACAACTATTATTATGGACGTGCTGTTTAGTCTGTTGGCGCCACTTCTTTAAAAGTTTATAATGGCTCGGTGTCTCATTGCATCGATGACTCCCAGCTTTTCTAGCGGGGCCGCGCGCCGTTTGTACCCAGGCCACAACCCATTTTTTTTCGTTAGAAAATCGGTCCGGACACCATCCAAATTTTTCAATTTTGTGGCGTTGCTTGACAATGTGTTGCATCCAGGCGCGTGCTGAATCCTTATAATCAAAACGATTAATTTTATATTTTTGCGACCACCACACCCACTGCTGAACGATTCCTTTGGCTCGGGCATAGCTTTTACCTGTGGAGGTTTTAGCCCAATCTCCTTGTGCACGTGGGTTATAACCACTTTCTATGCATGCCGCGGCAAGAAGCATTCCTCGTAGTCCGTCGGGGATCTTGTGTTTTTCAAAGTAATGTTCCTCAATTGCGACGAGGTTCTCTAAGATTTCCTCATTAACTCTTTCCCAATAGGCGTGAGGGCATTCATTTATAGCCATATTTATTAACTCATCGTAAGTTACGGTTGGGCCTACGGTTGGGCCACTCGCTATAATAGCGCTCATCAATAATCCTAACATTTTTGAATTCCTTTTTTATGATACTATCAAATTTTCTAATTGCGCGCCGGCCATCCAGTTTAAATCAACTCTTCCTTTAAGCCCAGGACATGCGCCCCAGCCGGTATACTGCCAAACGTCCCATTCTTTCCAGCCTCTTAGCTGTTTTTCGGGCCCGACAAGGTGACTTTTACGGATATAGTTCGCCCACCAAACAGGGTATTCTGTAAATTTTTGGCGGCTCTCTTCGCTCGCACCGCGTATATACAAATTCCACGCCCATCTAGCTGTGTACACAATGGGCTTAACGCCCCATTCTTCTTCGGCCAAGCTAAGCCACTTTAAATACCAGTCAGCATTATATTGGTCATCAGTTTTCATGCCTGCCTCTAAGTCAACGGCTGGTACCAAATTGCCGCTCTTTAAACCTCCTACTTGATCCAAAGTCTTTCGGAAATGTTTAAATTCAGCAATAGCATCCGCTTCTGGATTGTCATACTTATTTAGATCCGGGCGCGCAAAATGGTAAGCGCCCACAACAATATTGTTTTCTGGGGCCCCGTTATAGCGCTTCACCCAATTGCGGTTGATATGTGTTTGGCCCTCGGTCGCTTTTACCCAGGCAAATTTAACGCCTGCGTCAGCTACCTTGGTCCAATCAACAGTGCCGTTATGAGAACTGACATCAATACCCGGCAGTGCGTCAATGCCCAAAGAGCCTAATGTCTTGGGGCCGGCTAGTCCGTCGACCACCAATCCGTTAACGCTCTGATGTCCCTTAACTGCCTTTTCTGTTTTCGGGCCAAAATCACCATCGGCAGTAATGCCTAGGCTATTCTGTAGTTTTCTTACTTCTTGACCTTCATCTCCCTCTCGGAGAGTATAAATAAAACTCATAATATTTTCCTTTTACCACGTGAGACCTTTTCGGCTTTTCATCATAGCCTCGACCCAGGATTTTGGTTGTGAAACTTTTTTTCTTTCTTTTAATTGAAAGTGCTTTCCTTTTACTCGTGACCAAAAATCTGAATCACCCGAGACTGTTTCAACGTTACTCCATGGGCCTGCCCATGAATCATTAATTTGGTTTCCACTGCTGTCATAAGCATGAATAATTTTTACCTGCTTGCCTGACGATGTTGTGGCAGACTCACCAAAAATGAAAGCTTCTTGACTATATTGCGAAGCGATATCAGTAGCAACTGCAAATAGCCGCTCGGCTGTATTTTCTTCTGATTCAACGTCCGGTCGCGAATCTGCAGTAACTAACAGACTGTGCTCTGTTACATGTCGTGGCTCTTCTAATTCAGCTTCAACTTCTTCGCCCGTTTCCGGATCGACTCTAATTTCCGTTGTCTCTTTGTAGCCTCCTTTCATTTCAGTGAATGGGAAACCAGCAGATTTAAATTCCTGCTTCATTTGTTGATACATTTGTTTATTCTCTTTGCCACTTCGTTCGTGACGGTCAGAAGATATAATAACAAAAGGATTTCCTTCCTCTACGTGTCCTCTTACCCTATTATAAGAAGACTCTCGTAACATTGAAGTATCTTGGATAGCTTCTTTGACCAATCTAAAAATCTTTTCTTTGCTCGTGCTTTTTATTTTCATATTTTTTCTCTAGAATATGCCGTAAATATAATTTTCTAATACTAAATAGTACTGACGATTACGAACGGTTACTTCTTGTACCATGCTTTCTTCAACCACCACTTGTCGATCAATATAAGATTCATTAATTTTTTCACAATCTGGGGCGGCCCTTAATATTTTATATATACCATGCGGAGACTTTTTTATTGAATAATCGTCTGGTACTAAAACTAATGATTCTTCCTTTTCAGCTGGTTCTTCTTCGCTTGGCTCAATCAGCAAGTGGCGATTTAATGGTTTAAACATTTTTACTTCCGAACTGCTTTTCTACAATTTCGAACATATCATTAAGATCATCAATGTCTGCATCTCTTTCGTATAGGCGATATGCTTTTACAGTGGACCATATTTCTCCGCGCGTTAACCAGCCGTTCTCCATATACTCTTTGCGCAAATCCTTTTTCTGTTCTTTGTATGGCTCAATCGCATGTTCAATTGCAATTAAAGATTTAAGATAATTAATTACATAATGCTCTTTCTGTTGTTCTTCTGTCATTTTTTCGGTATCCTCTACTTCTCTTAACATATTATTTGTTGTGCTCATAATTCCTCCTATGTAATTTCACATGAACCACCGGCGCATGCTAGTTCGCCGGTTAAATTTGTATTGTCATCTATTTCGATTACTTTAGTTAAATCTACTTTTTGTAATGTTTCTTTCAATTGCTCGTAGTCATCCCGACCGCAGTCTTCGAAGGGAGCCTGCTTGTAGGTGCCTCCATCATAAGGCAGCACGCTTAGCCCGTTGTAACAAGAACGATTTTCCCACATCCATTCTCCCACTGTGTCCCAGTCTCTCTCTTTGATGCTGATGGTGGCAGAAACGTTATGGGTGTTCTGGCCTCGCCTGTGCCCCGATGTAACCCACTTTTCGCTCACCTCTTTAATCCGCGCGAGTAAATCAAGAGCCGATTCATGACGCGTGAGCGCTCCGTATGGGGCCATCTGTGGCACACTAATTACAGCCGTGTCGTGTGGTCTAAAGAATTCATCCTCCACCAAATCTGGATGGTGTATTTTTAAATAAGTATGTATTGCTTCATTTTTTCCCACTCTTATACGTCGAATATAATATTTATTGTGCCAAGCGTGGATCCCACTAGAGGTTCCAAACGTCAAAGATGTAGTTCCAGCTGGCTTCACGCATGTCATTCTTGCCGCTTGCCGGATGCCGATTAGGTCAGCCACTCGTTTGTTTTCTTCTTTTACTATTTTGGCAGCCTGTTTCATATCGAGCTTTAAAACCTTTCCAGATGCAATGCCCGTCATGCTTACACCAATTAAAGCGTCTCTCTCTGTGTTTCTCTGCCAGACGTCTCGTAAGTAATGAAAGTCTGTATAGCTAGCCTGAAGCGTGCCAATGAAGGTGGCTGCTCTTGCTCTCTCTTCATAATCTTCTTGGGAAGAGAGGTTGCTGGCATTGATCTCTGTGAGATTGCAAAACTGATAAGGTCGAAGGGCAATCTCGCAACAGGGGTTGGTACCCCAATCTTTGTCGTTGGTAAAATAAAAGCCGGGCTCTCCTGCTCCACTGGCTCTAACGCGCTCCCACAAGTCTTCAAAATATTCTTTTGTAATACGATGGCGCATGAGCACTACTGAATTGTTTGCTCGCCCCCTTTGGGGGTTCTTTTCCCACCAGTTTCCTATTTTAGCTGCGATCATCTCATCGTCTTCGGCGCTGAATAAAGAAATTAATGCGGCTCTTCTAATCCCTCCGGCAAGAACAGCATCCGCTATATAGCATACGATATCGTGCACTTCAATTGGTTCTAGCTTGTCGCCATTTTCTTTGTGATTAAAAACGCCCTCTACTTTTACAAGGCATTCACGGAGCGGTTGTGAGCCCGGGGCCTTTCCTCCAGAGGTAAGAAGACGTTCGCCTTTTGCCCTGATGTCACTATAGTCAAAGCGGATCTTTGAGCCTCCTTTAAAATAACTTCTTACTAGAGCTTTGATGGCGTCCGCCCATCCCTCAATTGAGTCCGCAATTAAAAATCTACGGCTGCGTTTTTCATTGGGCCTTTGGATTTCTGGGAGGGCTTCAATATGGTGGCGCTGCACGCTGTATCCTACGCCGGTACCGCCGAGCAGCAAGAACATCACCTCACTAAAGGCTCTCCAGTCATCAATGGGTAAGTATGCACAGTTGAATATTCGGTTTGGTGCCACTTCGATTGGCTTTCCTCCAAATTGCATTGAGCGCATGGAGGGTAATACTTTCTTGTCATAGACAAATTGGTAAACGTTTTCAATTTCTTCTTTTAATTGAGGGTATGTTTTAAGGTGCATGTTCTTGTTGCGCGTGACTAGTTCATCCCACGTTTCGCGTCTTTCTTTGTGAGGAAGGTATCGTGCATATTTCATGTAGACTGTAATATCAGATAGTATTTGAGTTGCTACTTCGGTCATTTACTAGTTCCTTTTCTTCCTGTAGTTTTTATATTTTTCTTTAAGTGACTCTTCTTGTTTTTTTATCTCGTTCTGTTTGATCTCATTATAAGTTTCGATCTGAGGAAGCACGTCTATCTTAACATTGGCCGTGTCCATGAAAATTGGGTAAACCAATCCATCGGGTCCATTTCTGTTCTTAGCAACAAACATCCTTCCTCCGTTTGTATTTTTGTGCTGAATTGTTCTAGAGATAGAGAATATAAAGTCGGCTACAAAGCATTTATTGAACGCCTCTGATATTGACTCCATCGTAATCACTTCTGCATTTAAGCCGCCGCGGTTTGTTTGAGAGGCTGTCCAAATTGGACATTTAAACTCTTGGGCCAAACCTCTTAGCTCTTCATAAATAGATTCCAACTGATGTCTTTTCTCATCTTTTTGTGATTTTGCACGTAATAAATCTCCATAATCTACGATGATCATATTGGGAAAAATATCGCGCTGGCGTAACCTCTCTAAATGATTACGAAGTGTCTCAACTCCTGCTGACTTAGTGGGATATTCTTTTACAATTAATTGCCCCTCTAAATCTTTGATCTCTTCATAAATTTCATCTTTACGATTATATATCTCTCTGAGTGGGATGCCTGTAATACAACTATCATAACGGCTAGCAACGGCAACATCCGCTAACTCTAAAGTATAGTGTACAACGGTTTTACCTTCTTTGATCGCCTGTGTGCCTAAGTGAACGAGTGCCATTGATTTGCCTGCGCCAGTCGGCGCAATAACGACGCCAAGTTCTCCAATCCCTAGCCCTCCTTTGCACAAATCATCCACAACTTCCCAGCCAGTGGTAATCGGGCCGCGCGCTATAATTTGAAATCTTGCTTCAAAATCTTTAATGTAGTGGTAGCCAAAATCGTTGTCACATCCTAACTTCATTGCATCGTT